TAGCTTTTTATTTATCTCTGTTGTCGTCATATCTCTGTGTAAATTAGTTTTAATTGAGCTTGTACCGTTGCTTCGTCAAGTCCTAATTCCTGCGCTAATTTTAGATTAGCCAACTTAGTAGCTTTTTGCTCTTGGTTCTTAACCTCAAACACTTTCATAAAAGGAACGTGGTTAAAGCTAGGACGTAAATCTTCTTTATCAAATACTATCTCTAAAGTATCGGTTAACTTTTGTAATAACGGCACTAAATTATAATACACATACATAGCTAAAGACGTTTCTCTACCCTCATTAAACACACCACCCTTTACTACTAAATCAAGTAAATCATTAGGAATATTAAACATTCTAGTAATCTTTGCAAAATCAGCGTTAAAAGCATCATCTAATGCAAGATTTTTTAAGTTTGACACTAATTGGTCAACTTGGACTTTAGACTTAACAGAATGAATACTTTTATTACTATTTGTCAAGGATTGCTCAATACTCTTTTGCTCTCCCTCACTCATTGGAGTATCATATACATTATTCGGGTCTGATTGTCCAGAAGCCATAAACTTTTGAGTAAAGAACAAATTCTTTCTCTTTGATGTTATAGAACTATTAGAATTATCTACAATACCTTTTAACGTATGCAATGTACTTGAGCCATTAAACCAATCCCCACTTACACCACTCATTACATCAATAATGTAAAGGTTTTCAAGTTTTAAAACTGTTTCTTTGTCGTTTTCTTCTTTGTACTTAAAATTTCCTCTTAAAGTGCTTTTCTTTGTACTGCTAGAGAAATATAACTGTTTAAATGCTTTTTTTTGTTCGTCTGTTAAGATAATTCTTTCCTGTCTTAAAAAGTAAACAACCCCGTTTTGATTGTACAAATAAGCATTGTCTGAACTTGCGTAAAACAAATATTGCCAAATAAACTCAGTCCACGTTTGAAATGGATTAGGACGCTCGGCAATATCATACAAATAGTCCTCTTGTTTTAATTTACCATTCTCGTAACTATTAATCTTACATAACGAACCAGTATCAGCAATAAACTTCTTTACAATTAATAACGCTGGACTTTCTAAAGTATAACAAGTTTTATCTTTTATAGCGTCCTTACCGTTTCCGAATAAGTTGTCTAAAAATGAATAAAAGAAATTACCGCTTCTATCTCTTTCGACATAGTTAGGTAATTTTCCAAACGACATATTAAAGTTAAACCCCATAAATTATAAAATAGGAAAGCCTATGCGAACTTAATCGGATAGGCTTTCTATTGGTTTTTTAGTACTGTTTTGTAAGTTCTGTACATCTTAATACAGTTGTGTTTATTTGATATAAAAGACAAATATATAATTTTTTTATTTAATAACGCATAAAATTAAATATTTTTTTCAAAGTGCCTACGTAAATATCTCATCGGGTCTATTACATCATCATTCAATTTAATTACTTCATCGTCAACTATTCCTAATCTATCGGTGGCGTATGCATAATTCCTAAACTCATAGTCGATACCTTTTGAAGTGTCTGTGTAAAATACATTCGTGTTATGTAATAAAGATATGCCAGCCATAACAGAACCTTTTGGTTTATCTATTCCGTATGCATAACTCCAACCGTTACGCCTTAATGCTAATATATTATCAGGTACAGCACTATCACAGACTATGATAGCATCCTTAGGAATCCCTAACTTTTGAACTGTAAACGGTATTATTCCGCCCTCTAAGCTATTTACCAAACTTCGTTCGTGTTCGTTTAATTCAGCAAGTAATTCGTTTTCAGATTTATAATTCAGTTCGTGAACGTAAAAATTATTTTTATAAGTATCGTATTTACCTTTTACTATCCCCATCTTGTGATTTTTACCCCAGTCAATCGCGTAAACTTCTTTTAATGGTATTTGTAAGTAGTCACTAAATGAAATGTGTTTCCAATTGTTAAAAACTCTACCCTCTACCGCCTCAGTCCAACCTCCAAGCACAATTTGCTCGTACTTTTTAAAGTCCTCTCTTTTTAGAGTTTCATAGTAGGTTAGAATATTCTTTGCTATATATTCCTTCGGAACGTCTAAATAAGATGTGTGAATATACATAACATTGTCTTTTACGCCATTAAATCCAGCTTCTACTTTACGATTAAGGTAAAAGTGTCTATAAATCCAATGATGTACGCTTGTAGGGTTTAAAAGTAATATAGTAAGGTTTCTTTTATCTTTGCTTCTAATTGAAAGAAACACCTTTTCAAATGTTTCGTAATCGGGTAATTCCTCACTTTCGTCAATTACAAATACATTGAATCCAGATAAAGATTTAAGGTTGGCCGTTTGTTGTTTGGAACCCGTTTTGATACCTTTAAAAGCAATTCTATTACCATTGTGTTCGATATGTGTGTTAGTACTTATTACCGTGTTTTGATAGTTTAAAAGCTCTATCTTGTCGTCAACTTCTGGTTTAATAGAATCGGTAATAGATACATTTGTAAAACGCGTATATAATACATTCCAAGCCTTTTCAACTAATCCCATTAAACAAAGAACCGCAACGACGAATGACTTTGCGGAACTCCTACCTCCGGTAATAACAACCGTATCAACTTCGGGGTAATTATTTTCAAGTAGTTTAAAAAGATTTTGATATTTTTTACTGAATTTAATTTCCATCGGTTTCGTCTGAATCAACGAATTTAATAACTGGCGCGGTGTTTACGTCCTTACCGTTAGTAGTAATATCTGTTTGTTGCTTATCAGTCATTTGATGGTTATTCTTTAAAATAAAGATTGCCATCGTTGCGTTAGCTTCTCCATCAAGACCTTGATTTACTAGCCTTGTCTTAACAATATCCTTTGCGCTTTTTATTGATTTAAAGTCTTGTTGTGGGAATTTGTTAATTATGTAGCTTACAAGCTCTTCATATTCGCCTAATTCTACGCAAGCCTCAGCAATAGAACGACATTTTTTGTTATCTTTAATATATGTTAAAACATCATCAAAGAATTTATTAGCATTATCTAAATCCCAAACCTCATTGTATTTATTTCCTTTTGGCGCGCTCATAGTAAACAAATTTAAGCAATTTTTTGTATATAAAACGATATTTCGTTACAAATTATTCATTTTAGATTCAAAGATATAGTAAGTATTGGTAATATAAATTATTTCAGGCATTACTATATCTGTTTTTAAATAGGACATAGCCTATTTTACTTGCTCTTCTGAAAAATACATAACCCTTTTTATTGTTGCAATAGGCTCGTATCTTGAAAGGCGTACTCTAACGGTAGTATACCCCTTATTGTGTTTTTTCATTATATTCCTAATTGAGAATAATTTTTCATTGTATTGCATCATAATACTTTATTTACTTTATCTATGTAAAGGTCTATTTCGTGTGGCATAGTTTTTTGATTTAAGTTGAAATTTCTTCTAACCAATGTGTGTAATTATTTATTAGATAATCTTTAAAATTAAAAATGCCTTTCATCGCTTTGGGTGTCCACTCCCGCCACGATAAAAGTATTTGGTTATTTATTCATAAATTGTAAATAAGCTTTATAAGCTTCGTAACTAGCTTGGATTTGCTTAAATTCTTCTGTACCTCTTTTAGTACTATACTCTTCATTAGATTTAAAAAACAAATCCCATTCTTCAATAGTTTTTTCTTTACAACCTATTTTAATAAAATCACCTTTTATTGCTAATCCCCATTTGCAGTAAATAGGAATATATGCCTCTCGAGTATTTTCTGCTTCGTACAAGTCTGCTCCATACAAGTTTGCTCCGTACAAGTCTGCTTCGTACAAGTTTGCTCCGTACAAGTCTGCTTCGTACAAGTTTGCTCCGTACAAGTCTGCTCCATACAAGTCTGCTTCGTACAAGTTTGCTCCGTACAAGTCTGCTTCGTACAAGTCTGCTCCGCGCAAGTTTGCTCCGTACAAGTCTGCTTCGTACAAGTCTGCTCCATACAAGTTTGCTCCATACAAGTCTGCTCCGCGCAAGTTTGCTCCGTACAAGTCTGCTTCGTACAAGTTTGCTCCGTACAAGTCTGCTTCGTACAAGTTTGCTCCGCGCAAGTTTGCTCCGCGCAAGTTTGCTCCGCGCAAGTTTGCTCCGCGCAAGTTTGCTCCGCGCAAGTTTGCTCCGCGCAAGTTTGCTCCGCGCAAGTTTGCTTCTGTTAGAGCTTGTTTAATTGTAGCGTTTTCATTTTCATAGATAAATAAAACTTTACCTAATACTGATTTGATTTCGATTTTAGTTTTCATAATAATTAAATAAAAATGCCTATCTGTATTTGCGCTGGCTTCGACCTCAACACTCCTACAAATAGGCTAAATCTTTAAGTTACATAATTTGTCGAAGCGTAACTACTATACAAAGTTAATGTTATTTTTTTAATACGCAAGTGAATTAAAAAGTTTTTTTTGTGAATCTTTTTCTTTTATTTTTTCCCAACGCTTTTTCGCATCGTTGTAAATTGAAGTATCTATTTCAATTCCAATAAAATCTCTTTCTAATTCATCACAAGCTAAACCAGTTGAAAAACTACCAGCAAAACAATCTAAAACCACATCGCCTTTATTTGAATGAATTTCTATTAATCTTTTTAATAAATCAATAGGTTTTTCGGTTGGGTGTATTCTTTGTTTAGAACTTGGCGCAGGATAATTAAATGTTTTTAGTTGATTTGCATATCCTGTATTGTTATAAACTGCATTTTTACCACGAACATAAATCATAAACTCTAAATCTGAAATATACTTTCCGTTACCAAATGGAACAGGATTTGATTTTTGCCATATCAGTAAAGTTACAGAATATTTCTTTTGTTCCCAATAATTCATAATTTTAGAAACTTGCTTATTTGAGCAAAAACAAACCATATTCATTACTTTGCTTACTCTTTCAATTTCAGTAAATATTTTTTCAATATCAAAACCAGCACTTATAAAATCAATATGTAAATCTTTTACAAGTTTTCGTTGTGCAAAATCAGTTTTTCCGCCTCCGTGATTATCTAATTCATAAGGTGGGTCAATACATACAAAATCAATACTTTTATTTGGCATTAATTTTAATTGCTCTAATGCTTCTCCGTTAATTAACTTCATCATTTTCAATTATAGTTATTACTTTTTTATAAAATCGCTCACTTTCTATGCTGTCAAAATTATCTTTTAACAATAATTTTGCAATAATTAAAGCGCAATCCTTTTTTTCACGATAATTCATTTCTGAATATTCGGTTTTAGCTCCTGCATAAGCAGTATATTCTATTTTTATTTCGGCTAAATTGTCAAATATTTCTTTAGCCTTATTAAATTCCGCACTCATAATCTTTTAATTTTTGTTTTAATTGTTCAACGATATACTCGGAATGCACTTGTTCTGCATCTTCAACAACACCTTGTAAAATTCCTCTTTTAAGATATTGTCTTGAAACCATTTCTAAATTCTCATACTGTTCTAAATCTTTTGATAAATCATTTATCATTTGTTCTCGCAATTCAGTAGTTTCTGAATTAATAATGTCTAATCTTCGGTTTATTTCATCAATAAGTAATCTTGTAGCTAGCACCATAATTAATTTTTTTAGTTATAATTTTCTTAAATATTTATTTTCGTAATCGAACTCAAACTCTATCACCGCACCAGTATCTAAATAAATAAAGCTGTAGATCCAATGTGATTTAAAAGTCCCGTTTATCCATTTATCAGGCACTTGACCGTTTTTTCTTATTCCGCTGTAACGTATCTCTCTACCGTTTGGAGAAATCTGTATTGATTGGTTAAGGAATAGTTCTGTTTTGTTTATTTTAATTGATTCCATAATTAAAAAGGAACATCATTTTCGTTATCGTAAGGTTGACCAAAAGCATCTTTTAAACTAGGTTTTGGTAATTCTATTTGTTCCTCTTCAATATCTAAAATTTCTTTTAAGAAATTATTAGTTTGTGGATTAAAACCACGCTCGTAATATCTTCCGGAGGGTTTATGGTAATCATATTCTACAACCGCACCAATTTCACCTTGAAAACTATACTTTGTTTTTAGATTTGTAAATGTAGTAAATCCATCATCACAAAAATATCTGTAAACACAATAACCATCGTGAGTTTGATTTCTAAAGTCGGCACTTCCGGAAACATCATATAAACTTGGCTTTTCATATACGTCACCCTCTTTTTTCATTTTAGTTGGATGAGCGATAACAATTATCAAAACGTTGTTTTGTTGTGCGAATTGTGATAACCTTGAAAGTGTTTTACTTATGTTTTCTCTTTCAGTTCTATTTCCGGTAAACTCTACTTTATTCCAAGCATCAACAACAAAAATATTTATACCAAAGGAAAATATTTGTTCTTTAAATTTATCGAATAACCAATCCCAATTTGCAAACTCTCCGTTTTCCGGACTTGTCAAATATAATCTTTGATTTGCCCATTGATGAAATTGCATTAATTCGATTTTACTTATGCGGGGCGTGTTATCAATCTCAAAGAAATAATTTTTACCAATAACCTTTTGAGCAAATGTACTCATATGTAATTCCATTGGTTGATGTTCCGGAGAAAAAAAACTTGCCTTTATATCATTTTCAAGTAATAAATTTAACACAAGCCACTCCGTAAAATTTGATTTACCGTGAGAGGGTATTCCCGTTCCAATAACCAAATGACCAAACATCATTTTAAACTTATCATTTAACCCTTTTAAATGCTTATTTTTGAACTCCAAACAACTAGGCAAACCATTGTTATGAAGTTCCATCATTTTTTCGATTAAATCCTCTGTTGTAAAAGAACCGGAAACCGGATATTTCTTTTTATTTAGAATAGATTTATTTAAAACTCCGGATTTTAAATCATCATTAGCATCTTTACCATCGAATATAATTCTTTCGCATCGATAACGTCCAAGTCTTTGTGCAATCTTTTCTGCAACATTATTTCCGCTTTCGTCGTTATCGGTAGCTATGTAGAATTTTTTAATTCCATTTAAATACTTCTCCGAATTAATCCAATAGTTATCGTTATCATTTGCGCCATTTGGAATAGAAACAACGTTTTTAATTCCTATTTCGTAAAATGCTAAAACATCAAACTCACCCTCCACAATATAGCAATCTTCCTCACCAATAATTGAATTGATATTATAAAATATTGGTTTACCGTTTTTTGATTGAGTAAACTTTTTATTTCCGGAACGATATTTTTTATTTACTAACACATCACCCTCAAAATAATTAAAAACAATATTATTTACTTCTTTTTGTAAAGCCGGTTGATAGTATTTTTCCTCCGTAACATTGAAGTTAATTAAAGTTGATTGCTTAATATTTCTTTCGCTTTCAATATGTTTTACCAATGCATCTGAAAGATTAGTATAGTTTTTCCAAGTTTGCTCCGGAAGTGTATAATTATTATTTACTACCGACTTTTCTATACTATCTCTAAAAAATAAAGCACTACAACCATCATTAAAACATTTTCCTACTCCGGAGTTAAAATTAACATAAAGACTTCTATCTTGTTTGTTTTTTCGTAAGTCGGTGCAAGCCGGACATTTTAATTTAGCCGTTCCATTAGTTTTATTTGTTTGGATTAAATCCCAATTTTTAATATTTGCCATAATTATAAAACTATTGGTTTATTAGGGTGTTGAAAATTTGAGCTAAATTTAGTAAAGTCTTTTTTGTTTTCTTCTTTAAACCAAACGGACTGCATTTTTTGCTTCCAATTTTTTACTTTGTTTCCTTTACCATCACACCAGTTTCCAGTTTCATAATATTTAAAAGCCTTTTCAGCAAGTTCTTTTGAATAACCGTTTTCAACGAAATACTCTATAACCTCAATTTGTGGTGGTGGTATAAATTTTTTAACTACTCTTTTCTTTTCTTCTTTTATCTCATCTACTCTTATCTCCTCTTCTCTTATGGCATCGTTTTCGCATTGCGAATTTAATGCGGTCGCATTGCGCTCGCTTTCTTCCTTTTGTTTACGGCGCTTTTCCCAACCATCTTTTGCGTTTTTAGAGTTTTGTTTGCTTGTATCTTCAAATTCGTTTAGCTGTTCAGATAAGAATTTTATAAAGATATTACCATCTAAAACCTCAATTATTTTTTCATCACAAAGCGAGTTTAATGCGGTCGCATTGCCAGCGCATAACTTTTGTAAAGCAAGTTTTAAAGGTACGTCACCAAGTCTTGACCAATACATACTACATAGGTCAATAAAAAGTCCTTTATCTTCACGTGATAGCATTTGAATGTTTCCGTTTTCCCATTGGTTAGGCTCAAATTTAAAGTATGGTAATTCCTTAGCCATTCTGCACCTCGCTTTCTAAATAACCAATTTGTTTTTTTAATTCTGCAATCTTTTTTTTGTAAATTTTTATAATTTCTTTTATTTCGTCGATTGTGAACTTCTTTTCTAACTTAGCAATACTATCTAATTGCTCCAGTCTTTCAATCCCTATTCTTTGAATAAGTCCTTTTCTGTATTCTATTAGATTTCCCGATAGATTAGAGTTACAGTTATACCAACATTGCGCGTGACAGTTATCTTCGTTAAAAGTGACGTTTTTGTGGTTTCCCGAGCTATAATAGTGACCGCAAGATGAAGTGTAGTTTTCAGCATTGCAAGAAATACAAGGAAGTCCTTTGTCACGCATACGAATGAAAGTATTAAAAACCTTTTGAGCGATGTTTAAATAATCGCTTTTAGTCATTAGTTTTTCCTTAAGCACTTTCTTTTCTTCATTCCATTTTTTAGTGGCTTCTTTTCTGTTTTTCTTTTTAATGTATTGAACGGAACAATAAGGCGAACAAACGACTTGGCTACTTTGCTGAGGCGTAAACTTCTCTTTACACTCTAAGCATTTTCTTTGGTATATTTTTGGCATAGTAAATTATTGTAAAGTGGTAATTTCTTTCATTGTATTTATTATTAGTTTACTACTTTAGGTTCGGCAATAAGAGAGTTACCTGCTATTTAAACTCGACTTTGTGAATAACGAAATCCTTATACAAAATTGGAAATTTAAACATTTTTAGTGAATGATATGGTAACTCTTTATCTATGCACATTTTTTTAAAATTCCCAAAGCATTCAATTTTTTCATCAAATGCTTTAGGCTTTTTATTTTCTAATATTATAACTTTTTGCCTTTTCATTATATTTCTATAAACTCCTTTTCTCTTTCAAAATTTTGAATAAAAACTAAGTTAGAGCAGAAGTAAACGATCTCTCTTTCTCCAGTTACTTTATCTTTTTTACCACTTGTAAGTCCATATTGTCTTGAACCTAATTTTAAAGCTTCTTCTTTTGTGATTTTTACGTATAACATTGTGTCTGTGTTTTAAATTCTTTGTAAAAATACAACTTAGATTTATATTATCAACTATCTTTTATAAATATTTTTAAAATAATTACAAAAAAAATAAACAGCAGGTAACAGCGTGTATAGAAAATGCGGGATTTAGGCGGAATTTAAAGATAGTTTTGTGTCAGTAACCATAGCGTTAACATCAACGATATGGTCTTATTTTCCCCGCACTTCCCATACACGCAACCGTTAGCGGTCAGTTTCAATCACGTTTACGTCAAGATAGAAATCTGAGAAAATATGAATTGTGTAAACAACTCTATTTTTTGGTTTATCAGTACTTTTTTCGGTTCTAAAAATTCTTTCATCGGGTTTTGTTAAGCAATTTTCTAAAGATGAAATCATTTCTTCAACAGGTTTAGCGTCTTCTGTCCAAGCCATTGCCATAATATCCATATCGCTGTTTAGACTTCCGTGTAATCCTAATGCCCAACCGCAATCTAATGCTGATTTTCTAAAATCTTCCCACATACAGGCATAAAATACAGCCCTACCATTTGTAACAACGTGTTCTCTACTTTTCATTTGTTTCGATATAAATTTTTCCTGTGCAATAAGGTTTTGTTTCAAAAAATGGATGAACACAATTTTCTTTATGAAATACACATCCTTCACATTGATTTTTGGATTTTATCTGTTCATATTTTTTGCCATCTTTTTCAAATCTTACAAATGTTTCAATCCAATCTAATTTGCCATTAAATCTATTTATTGCTTCGTGACAAGCATTGTTTAATAAATTGAATAGTCCGATTGGTATTTTATTATTAGAAAATGAAATTCCTGATTCACTTCCTTTTTCAATTTTAAATTTATAATTCATTTTATTTAGTGTTAAAAAAACCGAACCGCTAACAGCGCATATATGCTATTGCTAGATTAGGCTAAATTTATAAATCAGTTTGTATTTGTTATTATCCGTTATTAATCGGAAAATTGGGCTTATTTTTACACAACATCATATATGCGCTGTTAGCGGTAATACTACTTACCGTTTTCAAACAGACATTTTTTGAACTCGTTATTAAATTCTTTGTTTGACCTCCAAAAGAAATAATCGTTTTCAATATCCCACCAAAAGTCAGAAGTTCTATAATCCTTATTTCCTTTTAGGTAAGCGTCTAAATCGCAATATTCTTTTAGCCTTAACTCTCTATCTGCAAGTTGAGCCAATATTTTAGGTAACTCTTCTTTATCGGCTTCCTTACATAAAATCATTATCGGTTTGTCCTCAAAATTTTCAAAAGTAAATTCAAATTGAACATACTCTTTTTCATTTTCTCTTGTTCTTTTCAATGCTTTTGGTAAAGCACCCCATTCAAATTCTGAACTACCCATATAGTCAAATCCAAGTAGTGTATCAATTCCTTTACCTTCTCTTTTTTCAAATTTTGCTCTTTGTATTAAATATGGTCTTAACATTTTGTTACGTTTTAAATTTAATCCCTTGTAAATCAAACCGTACTGCCGCTAACAAGGGTTTGTAGCAATAGGGGCAGAAGGAACTAAATTGAGCCTTAGTACTTCTATTTGGCTGTGGTGCTATATTCAACAGTGGTGCTATAAATTCCCTACTGCTTCAAGCCACAAAACGTTAAAAATATTGTAATAACTCGATTTCTAAACTCTCGTTATCGATACCTAGCCATTTAATAATTACTTCTTTTACGTCCTCGTAAACTTTGCTAAACTCTGTTTCGTCCATTTTTTGGAATTGTAAAGAATGTGCTATTTTGTAAACTTCGCCTGTCAGTTTGTTTACTACTTCGTCGTAGTGTCCGGAAGTAATCAATAAATCGCGTCTTAAGTCATCTATTAACCTGTAATCACTTTGGTTTTCGTAGCAAAGATTTATAAGGCTGAAAAATTTGCGATGAAACTTTACATTCCTTTTAGAAGTGTATTTAATCTCGAAATAACCATCTTTAGGGAGTTTCTTAAACTTATCTAAATCATCGTCAAAAGCTGGCTTAAGTAAGTTGTTTATTGTTTTTACTACTAGGATATCCATATTGATTAGTTTTAAAAACGCCCGAGTTAACGAGCGTTTTAGTGGTATTAAATTTGTTTAAAAAGGGTCATTATCAAAATCAGGAATATCCGACGCCGTAACATCTTCAATAACTGGAGCACTTTCTTTTAAGTTACCAAAGTAAAACTTATCTTCCTTTTGGGCTCCTTTAAAATTAGATTGAAAACTTGCGTCGTTTCCGTACTGGTCTTTCTCATCATTCACCCAAACACGAACGTTTAGATAAATTTTACCATTTTCGTTTTTAGTAAACGCTTTGTTTCCTTGTTTTGCTTGCTCTAGCAATTTGCTAAAGTCAATACTTCCGTAAAATGAAGTTTTAACTGCCATAAAAATATAAATTAAAGATTATTAAAATACTGTTCCATTTCGGAACTAACTGAATACTTTGTTTTAACTGCCTCAATAGTTGCATTGGCTTGTTTAGCTTTATCCATTACTTCCTTTGTGGCGTTTGGTTTTGATTGTACTGCTTTTTGGGCATCGTCATCATCAGCACCGATGCAAACAAAAGATTGTAAAGAGTAGCGTCTTGCATAGCTTATTCCACTACCTTGCGCCTGTGCGTCGTTTTGTTTGTTATAAATAATTTCCGTAAGGCTTTCTAATTTCTCGCCACTAGAGTGCATTAAAATAGTTTGAACGAAGTTTTTTCCATCGATATGCACAATAGGTTGTAAAACTATTATGTCATTTTCGTTAAGTGTTGGGATTACCGCCTCTCTAATGGCGTTTAAATCTGCGTATTTAGATTTAAAGAATGGATTTGTAGCACCTTTTTTCGGGTTGCTCATTTCAGATTGGGCTTTAAGTAAAGCCGTTGCGATTTGTTTCATAAGATAAGATATTTAAATTGTTAAGATAACCAAATATACAAAATTACTTTTACTTATTACGTTTTTCAAACAAATATTTTTTAGTATTTAATTTGTAATGAATCCGATGCATATTTGACACTAACTTTTGGAACTTCTATACCCTCATTATCATAAAATGGTGTATCTGTTTTTAAAGCTACTTTTAAAAGTTCTTCACGGTCTTTTAATTTCTTTTGTAGTTCACAATAAACCTCATCTTCTGCAAACTGAATCATTTGGCGACCGTTTACTGGGTTTATTTCTATTCCAAAAGCTACTTGTTTTTCTCTTGGCAAACTTGCTTTTATCTCATCTCTTACGGTTGTAATAGATAAAGCCATTCGCTCCGCTTGTGAGAATAATTCTATTTTATCCATTTCACCAGAATCTAAAATGTTTTTCGCAAAATTTTTAGCGGATAATTCAATTTCTTTTTTGCTTGGCAGAAAGTTTGATGTGGCTATTTCTTCTTCACGCATCATCAAAAATAAGTCTTTACTCATAATTTTTTAAACTAAATACCCCCGAGAGAGTTTGTAAGGAAAAACTCAAACGAGGGATTTATTATACTTTTTTAGCCTCCTTACTTGCTGTGGTAAATTTACGAAATTTTTAATTAAAAAGGACAATCACTACTAATTATTTCTATATTTTCAAAGTTTACAATTGCAGTGAGTTTCTTTAATCTGTTAATAGTTAATTTTTGCTTCTGAATATTACATACTAAAGTAGTTTTAAAACAGTAGAAAGTAATCTCTTTAATTCCATAACTACGTTTATTTTTCACGTGTGGTAATCGATACAGTTTTTTGTTTTTCCATCCGTATGGAACTCCTTTAAAATAAAAACCGTACTTATAAGTGGTAATTTCTTGCATAGTATTTATTGATAATTTACTACTTTAGTTGCGTCAATGAGCGAGTTAGGAGAAACCGCCAATAGTTGTCGCTTATTGGCGGTTTTTTTTGTTTTTTAAGGAATTAATAAAGTTTCAATTCCTAATTCCTGAACTAATTTTAATTCATCAGCAACACCTTCTTTGATTTCGCCAACAAATACAGCAACACCTTTTAATTTTGCTAAATTTTCAAGCATTAATCTTCTATCCCATTCCAAACCATAATCAGAAGTTCCAAACCAACAAACTTTGTTTTCAGATATTGAGTGTAAAATATCATCATAAATTTGTGTAGAAAATCCTTTTTCTTTTACCATTTTTTCAGGCAGAAAGCAATGATGCAATATACTTCTTGGTTCAGTTTTCTCGGAAAAATCAAAAAGCAAAGCATCTTGATTGCTTCTGAAATAATCATCTAATTTTTTGTTGATTTCTTCAACGGTTTGACCTTTGGTCGTGAAATGAATTGAAACATCTGTTTTCATAAAAATATATTTAATTGATTAATTAATAATTTGTGTTACGTGGTATTCTCCTAACAACGGTTTGGAGCAAGTTGCTACAACTTTTATTCTTTGATTCAACTCCCTGCTAGCAACCTGCACCAAGCCGAACCGTTATGTGAGATTGTTACAATTCATCTCTACAAGAACAACTACATTCAGCAGTAGTACAATTACATCTAATATTGCATTCAGAGCATTCGTGAAAATGCATATTTTCCCTACAATCATTACATTCATCATTTTCATCTAAATCAGTATGTATGTTACAATAACTACCACAAGAAGGGCATTTGTCTTTTTGCTCAAACTCAGAACTAGGGTAATTATTTAATGTTCCATTATTGCCTCTGTGTTTACATTCTTTACATTGTTCATTACATCTATCTTTCATAGAAAAATCTTGATTACCGCAAATAAAATCTGTTTTCATAATAAAATTAAGTTTTTAAAAACCCACAACCTCACATAACAAGTGCTTGGCAAAAAAGCGGGTTCGGTTATTAATTTAAAATTTGTTTTTTATTTGTAACCTTTTTGCTGGCGTCGGGAATATGGTCTTATTTGTCCGCTTCTTCGCCAAGCACTCGGACGTTATAAGCAAGTTTAGAACCGAACTACACTTCGATAATTTAATTTTGTTCCTTTCAAAATTTCAGAAATGAATTTATCAATATTCCATTGTCTTTTAATTTTGTTCCATTGCTTTTCTTTGTTGCCATATTCTCCAATTGATAAATGGTTATTATGGTCTTGCCAATTCATAATGTTTAACCAATGTGGATTTATAACTACGTTTATTTCCTTTGCCTTTTCGTGCATAAACTCAATATATTTTTCTTCTACATTATTTGAATTAAAGCTCCAAACATTATTTACGCTTAATGTATTGTCAAAATTAGAATTTCTATAAGTGATGTATATCATAATAAAACCTGCTTATAACAGTGGTTTTGCTCAATGACTGTATCGGGCAAAATTTCAGCACTGTTTTGTGTTTGTAAAATTTGTTTTAAATTCAATAATTTAGGCTTGCTTTTCCGCCACTAAGCAAAGCCACAAAACGTTATTGGTTATTAGCCAATATTGTGGTTAAAAACTTTCCGTATTCTGAAACATCTTTTTGAAATAATATATCAAATCCGATAGGAAGATATTTTCCATCAAAACCATAATGCAAAATGTGCCAATATGTTTTTTCGTCATAAATTTCAATATACTTTCCTGTTTCGTTTTTTAAAGAAAGATGAATTCCTAAACGTTTGTCGTTTTTTATATCTCTATCCTTTAACGAAAAACCACGAGTAGTTAATTGACGAATAACAACCAATAACAGTGGCTTTGACTTATTGCCGTTTTCGGCTTCATTTGATGTTGGTTTTGTACTTTCCATTTTCTGTTTTTAATTTAAAGATTAGTCTTATTTTTCTGCAACAAGACAAAGCCACAGGACGTTATGGGCAATACTACGACACTGCAAACAATGACGGTTGTGCCTTGATATTATCAGCTCTTTTGTTTCCATAATTAACGTGTTTTTCGTTTATTTCAAATCCTATAAAGTTTCTATTTTCTTTTATCGCCATTGCACACTCTGTACCACTTCCAGCAAAAGGAACTAAAATAAGGTCGTTGGGTCTGCTACTTATTAGTATTATTTCCCTTGTTAGCTTTTCTGGTTTTGGCGTGTCGTGTTCGTGATTACCAGTTTCATAGTTTGGCAATCTTATCACATCACCATAAAACCGTTCATTATTAAATGGTCTGCGTAGCTCCTCGTATTCGGCTTTTAGTTCCTCGTATTCGGCTTTTAGTTCCTCGTATGGTTTCTGTAAATACTTGTTATTGCAATATTCTCTAATTAAATTGTATTGTTCCTCTGTAATTACATTATCCCCATTTAGCCAATTAGAAACGCACCCAGTTAATCCGCCTGTTCTACTTGGGAATAATTGTGCAATTTCTCTATTTGTAAATCCAGCGTTTTTAAATTCAATTTTTAGATATTTAGAAAATGGATTTTTCGGTTTTAAAAATTGCTCAAATATCAATTCCCCGCCAGTTTTTTGCCCCCTTTGATTATACATTAGTAATCTTTCGGTAAGTGGTGCAAAGGTTCGTAAATCGGGATTAAAGCGTATTTGTTGTTTATGGTCGTTTGTGTTTTCCCATACCAAACTATTAAGTAAATTAAAATGCTTGTCAAATATTATTTGAGCATAGGCAATGTTTTTAGCATCTCCGTACCAGTAAAGCGTTCCGTTATCTGCTAAAACCCTTTTGCATTCTATTGCCCAGCGTTCCACATCTTGCAGGTAATCGTCAAAGGTTTTCCAAACAAAGTCAAAATCTCCTTTTACTTTGTAATATGGTGGGTCTGCAATAATCAACTGAACCGATTTATCAGTAAGATTATTATTCATCCAGTCATCGTGATATATTTTGTTTAATTCCATTTTATTATATTTTTTAAATTAAAAGTACTGCCCATAACAAGTGTTTTGCTCAATTGTGCCGAATATACTAACCGCATAGGCACAACTGAAGCAAAGCACCATCCGTTATTCACTCCTAACAAACTCAATATTATACCCACAGTCTCTAATCGGTTTATCAAAGTCAGGATTTTTAATGTGTTGTTCAATTCGTTGCTTTTTACTAAACTTGAATTTATCTATTAACTCTAGTTCATTTCTGAAATTAACTTCACGCTCTAATATTTCACGCTCGAAAGAATGTTTAATATTTTGATAGATAGTTATACTTTCTTTCGTTGATATTTTTGTAAAGTTACTATAAAAAAGTAAATTCATTATTTGCTCTTGATTCTGTGCGATGTTTGGCTTTTCGCTTGGGATTAACTTTTCGATTATCTTTCCAATCCAGTTCTTTAGTTCTGTTGCTTTTTTCATAGTTTTAGTTTTATAATTAAATTTAATAATAATGGTTATGTACTGTAAATAAACCATCCGTTTTGTTTTCTAAGATAGAAATAGTATTTCCCATTTTCATCTTTATAAGTGGCTCCTTGATAGGATAAATGTTTTTTATATCCTTGCTCTTCAACTATTACCTTGCCATTTTTGTTTAATCTAAAACCATTTATATTTCTTTTCATAATTCTGTTGCTTCTTTTGTTAGTTGTTGAATTTTTTTCAATCCAATATCTCTTGATATAAAATTAAGGTTATTTGTTTTTTCTAATTCTTTCAAATATTTACTAATGTAATTCAACATTTCAAGCATTTCTGGCGCTTTTGATATTAGTAAGGCATTGGCTTCTAATTCCTTTTGAGTCGATAATTTATTATTGCTATAAACATTTAATTCAAATAAATTTATATCTTTTATTTTATCTAATGAGTAAACAATTGTTTTATGATAATTACCTAGTTCCCACTTCGATTTTGTTCCTTTAAATTCCATAACTAATTATTTTCGTGCCATAAAACGGCGATTAATACTAAACCAATTGCAAGCGCGCTAAAGGCTAAAACTTTTATAACGAAGTCGAATATCATTCCAGCACGTTCATCGTCTAAATTATTATTATAATTGCTCATAGTGCTTAACTGATATGTTATTGATTTTGTTTTCGTAAGATATTTGACTATCTAACATTTTTAAAACGTAAGGCTGGTGCTTTAGTGAAATTTCCCATTTCTTAAAGAAATTCGTTTCAATAGTTTTAATTGTTAGATTTAACTTTTTAGCTAATGCTTTTTTAAACGCCATTTTGTAGCCTAAAGATTTATACTTGTCTTTTATTTCTTGTGTTTTATCCATTTTTGTTATTGTTTAATTGTTAGTTCTTCTCCTGTTAATGCGAAGTATAGGTTTTGAAGTTGGTGAACGAATTTTATTTCATCTAATATCAGCTCACAAAAACTACTGTGAATTGTAGAAACTATTCCGTCTCTATAAATATCAAAATGTATTTCTGCTTTTAAGTTCGTTAGTGATAAATATATTTTACCGTAAGCTTTGATTGCCCCTAATTTCAAAAGCCATTCTTCTGTTAGTGGGATTGGTTTAATTAATTCCAAAGGCATACATCTAAGTGTATTTCCATCTTTTACTAACACAACGTTTGTATTATTGGAAATTTCTTCTATTGTTGAATAGAAAGCATCAAAATTAACATTTAATCCTATTTCAACACAATTACCTAACCTTAATTCTCTTGCTTCCATATTAATAAAAATTTTCTCGTTTAACTCCATTCTCGAAATACTCATCGTCTACCTCGTAGAACTCCTCTTCTTCAACTTCTCGGTAAGGAGTATCGTTTAGCATTTTATACATTAACTTTAACTGTGCATCAGTTGGCGTTAAATCAATCCAAATACCTTTGTGTTTATAGCAAAACTCTTCAACGTGGTTTTTGCCTGTTTCGTCTTTGTAAAAATTAATCGATAAACAAAAAGGAGTTAGTGTGTTTGTGTAGCTCCAAGAAGTGTCTGATATGTATTCTAATTTAGCAGTTTTTATCGCTTTTGTTATTTGTTGTGTTTTCATAATTATCTTTTTTCGTAATTACTTATATTTTCCGCCAAAATAACTTTATTACCAAAGTAATATCTTAAAATAACTTTATCGGATATTTTATGGTCTAAACTATTAAATGAATTAATATAAGCTGAACCCCAAGCCTCAACCGTTGCTGAACCCCAAGCCCTAACCGTTGCTGAACCCCAAGCCTCAACCGTTGCTGAATCCCAAGCCTCAACCGTTGCTGAATCCGAAGCCCTAACCGTTGCTGAACCCCAAGCCTCAACCGTTGCTGAACCCCAAGCCTCAACCGTTGCTGAATCCCAAGCCTCAACCGTTGCTGAATCCGAAGCCCTAACCGTTGCTGAACCCCAAGCCCTAACCGTTGCTGAATCCGCAAACAAATAACCTTTATTGGTTGATACATTTAAAAACAAGTCGTTTTCTTCACAAACTTCTTTTCCTATTTCTTCTAAAAGGTCTTTTGTTATAATTTTATTATTACAGCAGTAATTGAAATTATCTTTCACAACCTTTAATAACTCTTGAATATCTTTAGAATTTAACGCTCTATTAAATTCAGTTTTGCAAGCATTTGATTCTTTTGCTGAGCAAATAATTTTGTTTTTAATTTCTTGAAAGTTTTCCATAACATTTAATTTTAAGTTATTAATTTTACTACTTACTACCGTAGTACGTAGCAAATATACAACTGTTTTTTAATTGTGCAATAGGTAGTAGTTAATTTATATTGATTCTAAATAAAAAACACCCCTTAATAGAGGTGTTTAATTTGTTGATCTATTCCGATATAGATTACAGTTATTACGAGTACTCAAATATACTAATTATTTTCAATATACAAAATAAAAAAGCCGTGCTAATTAAAACACGGCTTTTAAAACTAACCAAAAATCAAAAATTATGAAAAAACTCCATACCAAATATATAAATCTTTTACTATATAAACCAAATTTTATCTCGATATTTTTTAAATAAATAAATTGCTAAGATAATTAATAGCCATAACCACCAATATTGAATGATTTGACCAATAAAATCAAACTGTTTTTTATCTACTGTTTTGACTTCTGAACTCTTTTTGTTCTGTTCCTGTTTTTTGGTAACTGCGGTTGTTTTATCGGTGCTTTTTTCATTTGCGAGTATATTTGTATTATCTGTACTTTTTATTGCCTTAAAACGCTTTATTTTACGTTTTGTTATTTTAGGTTTTCCAACTTCTTCAATAATTGTTTCTTCTATTTCTTCTTTAGTAGAATCCGTTACAATTACATTTACTTTCGTTTCTTCTTTTTTAACCGTTTCAATATCAGTATTTATCTTTACCGTTTCTTTAGTATCGGTTTTAATTTCTTCTTTTGCCTTTTCGACTTTACGCGCTCCAGCGCAACTAAATAGTAGTAGTGAAAGCGAAATTATTGTTAATTTCTTCATATTTATTATTTTACGATATACTGTGTTGACTGATTCCTTGCAAATTCCGCGATTATAATTAAAACGCATTATTCTCTGTATTCTTTGTAGTGGACTCATATTAAACAATTTTATAGTTAATAATACGAATGTTTTTTAACTCATAGTTTCCATCTTTACCAACTTTAACGTGTGCAAATCCGTGATTGTAGTTGTTATATGGAGCGTATTCGGGTTCTAATCCGCACAAACAACCAGTACTCCAAGTAGTTGTAACGTCACCGCTTAAAGTTTTCTCCGTATGCTCGCTAGTTCTGTGATGATGTCCCACAATACAGCTTTCTTTTGCTTTCATAAATAAACCTCTCGCTGGGTTAACTGGAGGAGCAAAACCTCCGAACCATTCGTGACCGTGTAAGATTGGTAATTTACCAGCCATAGCCATTTGTTTATCCTTTACTAAAGTAACACCAAACTCTCTGAATCTTAAAAGTTGCTCTAATTTAAAATCATCAATTCCTAGTAACTCAGGTGCTTTAATCATTAAGTAGTCCTCATATCTTTTTTCGTGGTTTCCTATTTTATAGTAAATAGGGCATTTAAATAATGATTGCAATTGTTTTAAAAAGTTTCTAACTATTTCTAGCTCGCCAGCCATATCTCTTAAACGTCTGTCTTTTGTGAATCTTGAACATTGGTAAAAGTCGGCAATATCTCCGTTTAAATAAACAGCATTAACTTTGTTTTCAAGTCCATAATTTAAAGCCAATTCTAAGGCTTTATTATCTTGGTAAGGAAAATGAATGTCGGATAAAATTAAAATATTGTTTTGTCCCTTAGGAATAATAAACGGCTCGCATTTTTCGTAGTCGCTTTCTGGAAGTTTGATTGTTTTTTTCATAAATTGTTTTTTGGTTTCTGTTGTGCGTGTTGATACTTGTGTAACGGTGGAGTTATTTACACCGCTTTCCCCCCTGTATCTTCTGACAATTGCTCTAGCTTGGTCAATCGAGTCAAAGTCAAGTTTGTTTTCATTGTAGACCATTCTAGAAATGGCCATTGTAGATGCTTTTGGAAATTTAGACAAGTAAGAAACTACTATATCTTTTTTATACGTCTTAGCGTTTTGGTTTCCTTTTTTACTCATAATAATTGATTTTAGTTTAACCAAATATAAGAATATTTTTTTAAACTATAACAATTTCAACGATTTATAGCAATTAATGCTATAATAATAAAGCAACAAAATACAATTACTCTTAATGTTTTTCTTGCTTTTAACTGTATTTCTTCGATTTCTGATTTCATTTTTTTTCTGTTTTTCTTTGTAATACGTCACGAATAACAGCGCAGTCCTCATACATTTCAGCTTCGACAAACACTCGCAAAGTACATTCTAAGTCCTCAATCGAGCCACTATTGCACCACTCGACAAATTGCTCATCTGTTTGAATTTTTCTAATATTAACGGGGTTTATTAACTCGTTATATTGTTCTTCAAGGCTTCGGTAGTCCATAGTATTACGTATTTAGTTAATAATTGAGTTTATTACGTTATTAGGTAATATTTACCCAGTTGTTTTTTCTTCTTCAATCATTTTCCTGTGTGTTCAAAATGCATCCAATCATAATTTTTCTCTCTACCTAAAGAAACAAAACCGTGTTTGTAGAATACATCTATCATTTTCTTGTATTCAGGTCTTGCAAATCTTGCCGTTTTAGATGTTTCTTTTAATTGGTTTCTTTCAGGGTCTAAGTCAATAGCTATTCCCCAACTATGGCGAGAATATTCAGAACCGCCACGCATAGCTCGGAAGTTAAAGCAACCACCGAACAAGTCAATTCCAAGCTCTTGTATTTTTTCGTATCCATAAACTTGTAGTAATTCTGTAAATACATTTCTAAAATCTTCTGCAACTAACTTATGGCAACGCATTGTAGTTACTTTTGTTTTTAAATCCCAAGCCAAACGCATAGGATAAGGCAGTTTTATTGTAGTAAGATATCCGCCTTGTTGAGTTGGTTTCCCGAACTTTGCTATTGCTTCTTTTGTTGTAATCATTTTTTTTTGTTTTTAGGTTTATTTTTACAAGTGATGAATTTATTTAGCTCGTGTTCTGCCATTACAATACTATTTAATAGTAACAATCTACTTAAACAAACTTCTTGCTTTATCTCTATAATATTAGAATCAGGTGAGCACATTTATTTTTGTCTTAATTCAATCATATTCCTTACAAACTCGTTGTAACTGTTGTTAACCTTAATTAAAGCCTCGTTTGAAGCTCTTAATTCAGCTATATACTCTTTATTCAAAGTCTGAACGTTTTTATATAAATACACAATTGTAAAGCCGAAAGCTAAAACAACCGCTATTAATATCCCAGTTATTGTAGCGTCATTGGTAGATATAACGCTTTTTAATTCCGATGCCGTTTGTAAAAAAATCATTTATAAAGTTTATTTTTAATGTAAAACAAAAACGATAAAAATAGAACAATTGCAGTAGTTATAACTATATACCAAAAATTATAAAAGTCATAACCACAGAACAAATGCCCTACAATATCAAAAATATTTATAAACAACAAACCAACGGGTGATAATCGTGTCAAGGTACAAAATTTTTTCCTAAACGTAAAATAATAAATGAAAAATATATTTGTAACTATCGAGTATCCAGCTATATTGCCAACAATAACATAGTTATAATCAATAAAAGCCGATACAAAAGTAACGGCTAATAATATAAAAGGCAATAAATAAATATACCGTTTCATTATGGTTTAGGGTTTTTAATTCCACCGCCACTAATGTCACTCTCATCTATTGGGTCGCCCTCTTTAAAGCTCATTCTAGAAATGGTTTCATCTTTTTTGGCACTACTATGGCTCGATGCAAAATAATAACCTGTAATGAATCCTAATGTGCCTACAATAGCCATTAATATTTGTGATTGCTCTTCTAATCCGAAAAAAGTAACCCCAAAGAAATAGCCATAACTCATTACGACTATAATTAATGCTAAAATTGATTTGATGTTTTCTGAAATTTGTTTCATTCTCTAATAGATTTAATGCAATGGTTTTTATCTAGGAAGTCTAGCACATTGCACACTAAACGCCCTGTTTTTGTTAGAGTGTTATCTCTTTTGTTTTTACCTAAAGCACTTGAAATTGTTTCGGTTTCTTTTCCAAACTTATAACCGTTTTCAGTTTTTAAATATTTATTCCAAGTCGCTCTAAATTCTCTATTTGCAAACTTATCGATATTTATTGCGGTGCTTAAAAAATATCCCTTATCCCAAACTACAAAAAAGTTTATTATTGTCAAAGGCAAAAGTAAAATATAAGCTATTAAAAATAAAATAAATCCCATTAATAATTAATTGATATATAGTTAGTTATTTGAGCGTATAATCTGTTGTATAAATCTATACCTATTAAAGCGCTTCCTATCGATTCTAATTTTTGTAATGCCGAAATCCATTGCCCAGCTAAAACTTCATTTCTAACTGGAAGCAAAACTTCTGAAATCATATCGTAGTACGCTTGTGGTATGGCTCCGTTTTCTTTTAGTACTCTAAATTCAGCATTTAACCGATTGTAAGCAATGCGACCATCTAAACAACGCTTTTCATAAGCTAAAAATTCTGTTTCTTTTTGTTTTTCAAATATTGACAATTCTTCTTCTCCATTAAAAAAATCAACAATTTCTGGGTAATTATTGTTTTGAAACCATTCTAAATAATCAATATATAAAGGCTCTGTATCGTCTTGTGAAAACACTTCATTCGTTAAAGTGTTTTCTATTTTACTTGAGTATCTACTAATTCTATACATAATTAATCGCTTACATAAACTACTGCTCTTTGTATTTCAAATCCACAAGCCACAGCTGTTGTGTTATTATTTCTATTTAAATTAACATTTAAACCAGCACTTGGGTTATTTTGTACAGTTCCAGAAGCCTCAAATCCGTTTGTAATATTTTTAATGTAATAAACAGTTGTGTTGGAGCTAGGCATTCTGTATAATCTTATTAAATATTCAGAAGTTCCATCTTTAGGAAAATTAGAACCTAAATTTATTTTTTGATATGTTCCAGTTAAATCGGCATAAGTAAATTGACAATTTGTATCACCTCCATCCGACGATAAACCCAAAAAAGACCTGCCAGCTAATGCACTTGGGTTTATATTACCTATTGCTCCACTATCCCCTAGTCCGTAAAGGAATCTAATATCTGTAATTGTAGAAGCGTCTGAACTCTTTACCCGTAACTCGTAGAAATACCCTTTGTTTTGAGCTATTCTAACAAAAGCAGCGTCTGATATATTTGCAGTTGCTCCAGCCGAGCTTGATGATCTAATTCTTCTATAACTAAATGCTCCATTAAGTAGATTTGTGCCTGTACCAGTTTCTGTTAATGAATTACTTCCTAAAGCCTGTAAAGCAAGTCCTGTTGCTTTGTATGAATATTCAAATGGGAACATTCTAACCCAATTTATTCTCTCTAACTCTAAAACATCAGTACTTGTTAAAGCAGTTTGTCCACTACCTACTGAACGATTGTTTACTAATATTTCAAAAACTTGACCAGTATCTGTAATATGATATTTTACAATTTCATTTGAGGCAATTGCAAAAGGTGTAACTCCATTTACGTATGTTAAAAATCCAGATACATCTTGTGTTGTTAAACTTGCGGAAGTTGTTGTCTTTAAAGTGTCTATTACACCACCCCCTACGATTAAATCACCGCTTCCTAATAAAGAACTTCCGTTAATTGTTTTAATATTTGTTCCACTTACTAAAACAGCTTGGTATAAAGTATCAAAATATGTTTTTAGTTTAGCTTTGATATTTGCCCAACCTGTTTTCTTTTGTTTGTTTGAATCTGATACATCAACAAAATTAAACATATCCCCATCAGCAATAGCGTCCTCGGTTGTTAGTCCATTTGCAAACGCTCCAAAACTTAAATCAGTTAGTGGCTCTCCAGTTTGATTGTTATCTACTTTTTTATACCAAATAGTACCATCATAAGCAATAATATCGCCTATTCCAAAAGTAATATCCCCAGCTCCAAAGTCACGAGTTCCAGCACTTGTACATAAATACTCGTCGCCTAAATAACCAGTTCCATCTGCTAAAACTGGGTTATTTGTGGTTATATCGTAATTACCTTTAAAATGATTAGCTGTATTATCTACCGAAGTATAAGGAAATGTAGCATCATAACCAATATAATTTAATGCTTTTAACCTAATCTGTAAATCGTCGAAATTTGAGAATGTTTCAGCACTTCCACCAATATCATAAACTTCTATTTCTGTTATGGCATAAGTACGACGTTTTGCACCGTAATACTCCACAATTAAAAACTTATTGTTTTCGATTTTAGCATAAAGGCGTGTTAGTCCAAAGAATCCGTCTTTATCGCTCCAATGCTTCCAAACCCCCTCTGATAACTTTATTATTTTTAATAGTGCCATGTTATTTAAAATAAGTTACTATTAATAAATTAATGCCTGTTGTTAATTCAACAGAAGCACCCGAATTATTGTCTAATTGGATATAAAAACCACCAATAACAAACGGATCGGAAGCGGAATAAGTATAAGTCAAGAAATCAGCAGTACATACTCCAGTATCGGCGTCCCTATTTATTTTAGATGACGATAAAATACTATTGTCAGAATAACGTCTTAATGTTAAATTATAATGTTGGTCTGTTCCTGTTGTGATTGTAAAGCCTATTCTTATATGGTGTGTTTGTACAACCCCCCCCCATTTAGTAAGTATTTTATCGGTTGCCGTTGATAATTCATAAAATCCTCCATCTGTACCGTTAGCTGATTTATTCGCGTTTGAAATTAAAGTTAATAAATTTAAACTCGTAGCATTATTAACAGTTGTTGGACTTATTGCTTGAATCCATTGCGTACGGTTGATAGTTTCTCTTCTACAAACATCTGTTATAATCCAATTTGAACCGTCAGATTTAATAATTACACCTTGTTTAACTGGTAATGTAAAAGTACTTAAACCATCAATTAATTCCGAAACATCAGGGTCTAATGTTATAATGCCATTACCATCATTAATAAACTCATATTCAATCCCTACGTTACCAACTGCGGTTGGAAGTGGTTGAGTGAATGTACCAGCCCCAATGTTAATTGTTTTATCTGATTTTAAAATAGTAGTTGCCGATACAATTGTTCTTGTTTTAGAATATAAATCAGGCAAAGTATATGCACTAGGTAATCCATAACCAGTATTTATTTTATCAAAAACTAACTGAAAGGCGTCAAAGTGCATACCGAAAAAAGCTGTACCACCGCTAATACTTGGATAACTTACTTTAAATATAAAGTTAATTTCATCTAATTCCGCAGCATTAAAACTTTGGGCAAAATTATAATATCTATCTAGTGTATAATAAAAAGGATTTAGTGTTTTTGAAAAAGTATATCCTAAAACATTATTTATATAAACATCTACTGAAATTGTCATAATTTTAGTCGTGTCGCTTGATGTCATGCCGTCAAATAAAACACCAAAACTAAATATGTGTTGCCCTGTGTTTTTTGCGATTGCTAATAATGAATCCACAAAATCAAATTCAACATCAAGAGGGTTGCTAGTTGATGAAACTGCTGTAACCTTAAAAGATTGCCCTTTGTTTGAGAAGTTTTTATAACTGTCAAATTCATAGTCGCTAGTAAAACTACCCGTGAAATTAACATCCGTATCTTGTGTTAAAAGCGCAGTATTTGGTAATAAATTCTCACTATATTTATTTTGAAAACTTTGTATTTCGATTAAACTAGCCATTATGATAAGGTGTTATAAATTGTTGTAAAATAAACTGTTTCCGACGCTCCTAATGGAGTAACTAAAATAATATCGCCAGCAGGATTTATAGTAAATCGTATTGGCGTATCGTTTGCTAAATGTCCCCAAAAAGAATGAAAATCGTCGGGCAAATATTCTGCTGTCGTAATTGACGCCCACGTTTCTAGCTCAATAATACCCATAGAATTTTTAGTAATAGAACCTTTTAAATGCACGTAACGCCCTTGCTTTGTTATGTCAATATTGTACAGCTTTTCCGTAGCGTTATCCGCTGTTAAAATATTTGTAGTTGCTTGTGTATCGTTTATTACTGTACCATAAGCGTTATTTAGTAAGTCAGTTTCTACACTTCTAAGCTCCGAAGCTGTAATACTTGAAGCACTAGCTAAATCAGTGCTTATTTTTGTTGTTAATGTTGATTTTATTGCCATATCTTTTTATGTTGTAAAGTAATCGGTACTACTAAAATCTGCTACGTCAAAATCGCCATCGCTTATAGTAAACTTCCAATCTTCTTTGTTAGTAATCTGTATTGTTTGTCCGTAAATATCTGTAATTACTTCGGTTAAAAAGTAATAGTTTCCGTTTGGTAGAACTGGCATAACAAAACTATAAGTTCCCGTTAATCCAATTGTATCAATTAAAACATCCGTATCGTAATCGTATAGTTTAATATTTCCACCATTGCTCGTAATATCATGGTTAAATGTCGACTCTCCATTACTCGGGATAGTTGCCAAAGTATAATAACCTAAAGGCTCTTTAGTTAAGAACTCTAAAGGTGCTAATATTTGGTAAACATCGGTATAAGTATCTGAATAATTAAACCCTGCTGTAAAATTAAGCGGAAATAAATTACTCATTCCTAAACGTTCGCCAACTGTAGGAGCTTGCACCGTTGTAATTCTAACGCCATTTAAATAACAAACATCGCTATTTAAAGCGCTGAATAAACTTTCAATATTTAAACTTTCAATTGCATCAATAGCGTATTGCTTATCCACACTTTTAATTACTCTACTCTTACGAATAACACCGTTTAATTGAGTGTATATTTGACTATCCTCTTTTGGGATAGGTAATATATAACTCCCTTGTAAACGTATAGATTGGTAATAATTGAATAAATTATAGTGTGTTCCGTCATATTTATCGTAACTTTTATAATCAATTCTAAAAGTATTTTTTTCTTCCTCTGCCGTTAATAAAAAAGCATTCGAGTAAACAATACAATCGCCACCAATTTGAGTTAGTTTCAAATATAGTTTTTGATAGTAGAAATCTTGACCTATTGGCGCAATTTCAAAAGCTATTTGATAAATTCCGTTATTGTCTTGAGCTTCTACTATAAAAACTTTATCAGTAATATCTAAAAGAACTTCACCGCTACAATTAATTAATTCGGCAGTATAACTGTCATCAAAAGCAATATCTACACTAGAGTTACTAATTTGTAAATACTTCTCTTGTGGGTGAAGTATAACTGTTTGATTGTAAAAATACTCAGAATCGATTAACTCGTCACTTTTCGCAATAGCAAAAGAAGTATTCAATCTTAAAAAACTAAAATCTATCATCCTATTGCTATTAATAATTCGTCTATACTGTTATAAATCACTCCGTTGTATTTAACCTTATCGAAATAAGTGCGATTACACAAATTTATATTATTTTCGTCAAAGAATTGTATAAATCCATTAAAAATATTATACATTTTTTGAGTTACTATTTTTCTAGGATAACCAACCTCATTAATTGTTAAACTTCCATCCGAATAATCGATAACCAAAAAGTCACTTTCGTTTTTTTCTTCAAGCGTTAATTTTAGTTCGTTATATTTCCAATTATGGTCGAATTTCTTAATATAACCTTTTATTATTCTACCCTCTTGGTCTTGAACTCTTACAAAACCTCTATCATTTTGTGATTTTGCAATTAATGCCCTTGCATCGTCAAATGTAGCGGTAACAGTTGTATTAATTATATTCTGATTAAGAATTTTATAATCGGTAATATCTTGTATTAAAATCGGAGCGTTTTCTTTTATCGGTGCTGGCTCTCCAGTAAATTGAGTAGTACAATCACCGTTATTTCTAAAGAATGTGTTTTTAATGGATTTATCAACTATGAATTTCCCAGCAGTAGCTAAATAAGCATACCAAAAACGCATATTTCTTTTAATAGAATAACGTAAGTTCCCAAACTTATCCGCACTCGGCAAATTCTCGCTAAAAATTAATCCCTGATTTGTACGTGTTACATATTGTACATTTGTAAGCGGGTAGTCGATAGTAAATACCAATTCACCAGTTGCGACAACTGCAGAATAAATCAGAACTATTTCGCGTGCCGTTAATGATTCTACTACTACATTGTTTCCGTTTACTTTTATCGTATTACCTACGTTAAAACCCAATAAATCCCAACTGAAACTATCATCTGAAAGTATTAAAACACGACTTCCATTACTTGAATATTTCAAAAATGCGGTGAATTTATTACGCGCTCCAGGAGGTAAACTTACAATATCACTTATAAATATTTCATCGTCTGTATCGTTTGCGTCGTTTGTTATACGGGTGTTTCGACGTTTAACGCTCTCTATACGCATTGCATCACGCGTAAAAGGTGTTTTAACGTCTTTTTTATTCATTGAATTATTCGCTGGGATAAACCATTGCGTATTCGTGTGAATAGATTGTAAAGTGTTTTGTTCACCTCTGAACTCTTCGAAATGTTCGTAACCTAAAGAAAACTCGTTTATTAAATAGCGGTCGTTTTTAGTGTATTTTAGATTTTTATCAGGTGCAATTAAAAACCCACCCATATCAATATTTTGATAGAAGTCCTGATATTGCCCTATAAATACCTCGTCATCGTTAATTTGAGCGTCACCGTTAAACTCCATTAAACTTTCTACCGTTTCTTTTAGCTCTAAATAAAACGGCTTGTCTGTTATTTGTCTTATAAGTTTTCCAGTATAGCACATATTATTATAAAACTCACCACCGACATCAAATTTAGGCGCGTCGATTGGTAAAGACGAACCAATACCCTTATAATTTTGTTTGATTAAATCTATGTATCTAACCGCCTCGATAACTGTATCAATTGCGGTGCTTGTAGCGGTTATTTTAGTGTTAAACGCTGATAATGTTGTGAATGTCGAACCCCCGCCGCTTCCTACTCTAGTGCGTCCAAATATCCAAACAGAAGCGCCTTTAGGCACGACTGGGATTGTATAGTTTATATCACTATTGAAAGCAAAAGAACCGCCAATCATAACACCAGTATCATAAACCGCGTGAGCTCCTATAGGGAATAAAGGAGAGTAACCCCAAACAATTCTAAAACTACTTTCTGCTTGACCGAAAACAGTCTTAAAGAAAAGAAAATCTGTTATTTCAATCTTAACATCAGTTAACTGCTCAAACGCTTGCAATACGGCAAAACTACCCATAGCATCGTAATCGTCAAAAGTATTTACTTTTAATCTGTCTAACCAACTTAATGAATTTTCAATTTCGTATTTAATACTCTGTTTGCAAGGGTTATAATAGTAGTATAAATCAGTAAAAGGTAAGCTAGGCAATCCTAAACTAACAAAACCGTCGGGACTTTGCCAAGTAGACTCCCCTACAACTGGTAAAGACTTTAATAAAAGTCTCTCTGTCGTTATTGGGGTTATTGTATTATCATCTAAGTCTTTATTTGAAAAAGCGTCTACTTTAATAGTATTGCGTTTTTTAATAAGCGCCTTTTGAGTGTCTTGAATTAATTTACATTTGAAGTAAGAAACATTGTCCGTTTCTGCCTCTCCAAAATCTAATTGAGCGATACTAAAATCAACATTATCTAATTGTAATTTATACTTCACTACCGATTCTGTACCTTTTCTTTTGTTTTCTTCCAATAAAAAACGGAGACCGCTTTCCATATGTGAAAGTAAAACGCCATTGTTAAGCATTCTACTCGGAACTAACTCGTCGCCTTTTTCATCATAGAAAACAAAATCTACTTTATCGTTAAAAGTAAATGTATCGCGGGCGTAATTACCTTGCTCGATAACGAAATTAGAAGCATCAAAGCCAATAGGCTCTAATACTTCTACTTCAAACGTATCGAATACTAAAAAATGTTTAAAATCCACTATACACTTCTTTTAATAAATTTTTGTCTACTGTTTAGTACTTCCGCACCTCCGATTTTAGTTCTAAACCCAGCCTCGTCGATATTAATGCTTACAGCTTCTTTATTTCTTATCACATCTGCTAATTTACTGATTTCTTGCTTAAATTCGCTAAAATCATTGGTTTTTATTTCTTTAGGAATGCTAAAGTTCATAAATGCACCAATTGGGTCTATTCCGTTTTTAGCAAGCTCTTTATTTATGTAGTCAGTATGTGACTTATAAATCTTATCTCCTTTATCTAAATAACGAACGTTTGCTCCTTTAGAACTACCAAAACTTTTAATATTCCCGTGTTTATCGGTGTGTATCTCTGGGCGTAATTCGTCTACCACTGCAAAACCCTCTGGGGCGTTATCTGTACCTTTCCAAAATGCTGGCATTTTTTGAGAAGCTACCAAAGCAATTTGAGCTGCGCCTAATGCCCCTAAGAAAGCTGCTCCTGCAATACCAGCTGGAAAACCTAATTGCCCAAACGTTGCTGCAATGGCTTGCGCTGTATCAATTGCTATGTTAACTATTGCTAATTGTTGTTTTGCTTTCCATTCTCTTTTACGTATTTCACGACGTTTGGCTTCTGATTGCTTTTCTATCGCTTCTTTAGCGTTTTCGTTTTTACCTGCAAATTCTATCGCTTGCTCTGTTTGTCTATCTAATCGCTCATATTCCGCTTCGTAATTGGCTTGACTTGCTTCTGAAATAGTGTTAAAAGCCTCTTGAAACGCATCTGTAACAGCTAAAGCAGTAGCTATTGCGTTGCCTTTAAATTTATCTAATCCACCATTAACAATATCAAACATTTTTCCAAAACCAGTACTATTAGCAAAAGAAGTAACAAACCCTTTCATATACTCTTCAAGCATTTTTAAATAATCTTCTTGCTCTTGTTTTTTCTTTTCAAGGTCTGCAAGTTCCAAAACATTTAACTCTTTTTGTTTTTGGTATAATTCTGTTTTTATCTTAAACTCTTCCTCAGCGGAAGATTTAGTGTTTTCTAGCTTTTTAGTTAAAAACTCAATATCTCTTTGCAAAGTTTCTTCTTGAATTTTTCTATCAGAATCTTTTTTGGCTTGCTCAATACTTGACAACTGTTTTTTAGTTGTTTTTAAATCAATGTTTGCAAGTCTATTTTTATGCTCTAAAAGATTATTTAATTCTTGTTCTTTGATTTTTTTATTAAACTCTAATCCAGAATATAGTTCTTGCAATTTTCTTATTTTCTCGAATGTTTCTCTTGAAATATCGACTATATTATCCGAGTGTTTTATTTCTAAAACGCCTAAATCTATATTGTGCTTTTCTTGTAATGCAAATAAAGCATTGTTAAGCTCCTCTTTAGCTTTTACTCTTTGATTTGCTGTTACATTATCTTGCGCTACATACTCGTTGTATGTTTTCTGTAAATTATCTCTTTCATTGGTATAGGCTAAATTATTTAAACGTACATTTTCGTTGTACTCTAATATTTCAAGTTCCAACTTCTTTTTAGTGTACATATTAAACGCCTCAATTCTTTCGTCAAGACTGTTTTTTTCTGAGTTGGCGTTTTCATCGTACATTTTTATATCACGTTCTAAAAACGCTTTCGCTTCTGCAAATCTTGACGCCTGTATATCGGCTAACTCTAAATCTAAATCTTTTTCTAATTTTATTTGTTTTGCTCTTTTTTCTCTTTGTTTTTCTTCTTGATATTCTAAACCAATACGCTCTTTTGTAAGTTTTACAATGTCAATTTGGTTTTTATTAATAGCTTCTTGATACGCATTAATATCTTTTTCAAGACCTACTCTTTTCTCTTGAATTGTATTTAATTCATTTGATATAGTAGCTAACCCTTGTGATGAAATACTGTTTTTTAAAGCAGTTTTTAATGAAGTCGTCTTTTGGGTTTCTAATTTCCTTGTAACGTCTAATTCTTTCTCTAAATCAATTAGTTTTTGTTTGTTTTTTACTTGTAAATCAGTTTCTTTTTCAAGCGCTTTTTGTTTCTCTAAATCAACTAATAATTTAGATATGCCAGTAGAGTATCTACCGTTTACAATTGTAGCATCTTGAACGTCTTTAATGTAATATGCATATTGCTGTGATAGTTTTTTATAAGCAATTTCACGGTCTTTAATTGACAAAGAAGTATCATTATAAACTGCTAAGTATTTCTTTAACTCAATAATATCGCTTTGAGCGTCTTTTTTACCTTGAAAACGTGCGTTATTAAACTCTTTTTGGTTTTTGTTTAATTCTCCTAAAGCCTCAGAAGCACCCCATAAACTACTTACCCAGTTTACTATTTCTTTACCGTAAATAGTAAGTAAAGTAACACCAACACTTAAAAGAGTTTGAAAACTAAATAAACTGCTTGCTACTTGACTTAAAACTGACTTAGTAGGCAACCCTTGTGCTTGTAATTCCTTGTTTTGTGCAATAACATTACCCATTGCATCAAAGAAAATCGGTAAGTTATTAGATATTGCCATAAATCCAGTCTGAACCGAATTAGCAAACGCTGGCATTTCACGCCCTAATTGATTGATTGAGTTTGATAGTGGATTAAAACCACTTGCGTAATTACCTACATTACGACTAAATTTACCAGTAGTAGCATCAACAGCTTTTAATACCTTATCGTAGTTTTGTATTTTACCCTGCAGAAAAGCATATCTTTGTTCTTCTTTAGCTGTTAAAGCTATTGACAACTCTTTACGAGCAGCAAGATTTTTATATTCATTTGACAAGCTATTCATTTTAGCTTGCACTTTGTTGTACAAGTTTTGTGAGGCTTCTAATTTAGCTTGCTCTTTTGATATTTGAGCTAAAGACGTTTCTCTTTGTTTATTTAAGGCGTTTCTTGCATTGCTTTCTTTAATCGATTGCGCTTCCATTTGTTTAGAAGTCATGACCAATTTAGAAGTGGATTTATCCAACGCGTCTACATTAGCTTTTGCAGTTGAAAGTACTTTCACATACTCGCTCGGTGTTTTCGCAAACTCTTTGTTGTATTTATTAACCGCTTGTGCGCCTTGCTCTAACTTATCTACGTGGCTATCTAACTCTTTGTTTAGCTTTTCAACTAACGATGTTAAATTTAAAACGTTATCTTGTATGCTTGCCATTTTTTTGCTCGTTTATTTTAATTATTTCTTGTACTTTGTTGATATATGCCAACCATTGAACTACTGAACAATTAGTAAGGTCTAAACTTCTATTTAATACTTGCTCTACGTCTGCAACTTGCTTTTCAAATGTATAGTTCTTTTCTTCTTTAATATCGCCGTGCTTACGTTGGTATTCTAACTCAGTAGACTTTAAAATCTTTGAAAGTAGCTCTATATTTTCGTCAAGCGTTGCAAATGTTTTGAATTGAATATTTTTAGCTACTACTTTAACGCTATCGTAAATCTGTTTTTCCTTTTTGATTGGTTCTTTTAAAAATCGGTAGTTTCTTTTAATGAAATCCAATGTTTTTAATGCATCTTGTAATACGATAATCTTAAAAGAAAGCACAATCTTTTCTTGCGATGTTTGTAAATTTGCACGTGCTTTTCTATTGTCTAGCTTAATGAAGTAATCATCATATAAACTAGAGAATAAATCGTTTAAATAGCGTAATTGTCGTGCATTATAACGTTTTTTTTCGTTGTAGTTTAAATCTAGTAAAGCGATATTTTGCGTTTCTATAATTTCGTTCCATAATAGAATGTTAATCGATTTTAAATTCTGATATGTGCCAATACTCGATATTTTCGTTATCTTGTAAAATTTGTCCGAAATACTCTTTCCTAGTGATTGCAAATGCGTTTTCAACTTTGTAAACGTAATATCCAGTTCCTTTTTTTTCATATTCTGATTTTTTTCTTAGTACAATAGCTTTAAATGAGCTATCAAATTGCTTTCCACAAGTAACGCACGCCATTATTTAAAGTATAAATTATTGTAAAATTCTTCTAAAACGCTATATTCTAACAAGAAAAATAACTCCATTTGTTGCTCTTTATCCAAGTTAAACTCTTCAATACCGTATTTAATCGATATTCCCTCAAATTTCCAATCTGTTGATATAATTTCGTATTCTAACTGTCCTTTGCGACGAATAACTAAATTACTACCTAGACTACCAGTTAATGTTAAATCGACGTTACCGCCAGCGCTTGAATTAATAGAAACTTTAAACGCTTCGTAGTCGTTATTAAGATATTTTCCAATTATACCGCCATCAACAGATTTACCAAACTTCCAGCGCCCACGTATTTGATTCGTTATATTAGCCGAATTAAATAGTATTGTCGTTTCTATCGTTTGCGGAATCCTGCTCTTCTCTTGGTTCGCTTTTTGTATTAACTTTGTAAAGTCCACTTTCTTTTATTGCTTTATTGATTTCTGAACTTGTTACTTTTTTATTTCTATCATCATTTTTGATAATAGCAAATAACTCCTCTTTTGTTGGTAATTGGTTTAAATTTACCGAAATATTTAATACTCTCATAGTTTTTAGTTTAAAAAAACCCCCTCTGAATTAGAGAGGGTTCAATATTAAGTTGCTATTTAAATTACGCAACCGTTGCCGTAGCTGTGTTTGATTTGTAAGCTGTTAAATTAGCGTCAACTTGAACGCCATCTAAACTAGCTGTGATAACATCGGTAGAAATTAAAGCTCCTACTGTAAACGATAATTTACCGCCAACAATAGCAACCGCACTAGGTGTTAAAGTTGCTCCATTTTTAGTGAATGCCCAATCAGCAACCGTGTCTAATAAATCAGCGTAAGATACTGAAGCGTTACAGCCATCAACAATATCTAATACAATTGTTGTACCTGCTGAAATAGAGTCAATTTTAACTACTGTGTCAACTACTCCGTCAATTTCTAAAGGTGAGAATCCTAAAACATCGTAAGGCATAAATACCCATCTAGTATTAAATTCTTCTGGGTCTTTTAATTGGAATGTAGCTTTACCTTTTTCAATTTCAGTACCTTGTTGGAACATATAAGTTCCCACCATAAACTCACCACCGTTAAAACCTCTCAATTTAGTACCAGCAACGTTAGTAGCCATTAACATACCTTTTGTAAAGTAGAAAATGTGGTCGTACTTGTTGTTACCTTGCAATTTGTAAAGCGCTTTATGAAAACACAATCCTTTTGAGTATGTGATACTGAATTGTGGTTTACCAGCTCTAATAGAACGAATTAACCCTTCTGGAGAGGTATAGATTTCGTTGTCAGGTGTAGCTTGCTCGAACGCTTCACGGTCAAGTAATTGGTGTAATTTACCATCTACGATAAGCGCTCTAAACGTAGCCTCATCTAAAGAATCGGTTTCTACATCTAAAGTAGTCCCCTTATTTAAAAGACCTTCCCCTAAAAAATCGCCTAATTGGTCGATAGGGCATTGTCCTGTTCCTGTTCCTGCATAATCGTTAGCGCAAGAACCGAATGCATTTATGTTAATCATTGTTTATACATTTTAAATTAATAATCATTCTTAATTTTAATATTCGAGCATCGACAATATCAGTTGTGATACTTTGCTCTTTTTGTTTTGTTTTACTTGTGAAATCACTTGGATTTGATTCGTTTACTCCAAAATTAGGCTCGTCTTTGTATGGTATTTTCTTACCATCGTTAAGCAAATTTGTACTTAAATTCAAGTCTAAAGTCGTTTGAACTAAATTATATAAAGGCTCAATCACATCTTTGTAAGTAGTTTGCGCTCTAGTGGTGTTAAGTACGCCCCTTTTGGTTAAATTAAAGAGTATCAATTGACTATCGACTTTTGATTTACCATTCCCAGCGTCCTCTTCATTTGCTATTACATACCAAATTAAAGGGTACTTTTGTGAGCGAACTTTATCTTTTAAGCTAATCCAAAGATTTAACTCTTTTTGGTCACCATAGTGAAATTGTACTGGCATTTCTACGTTTTGAACAGTAAGCGTTTTACCCTCAAAAACCTTTTTTAAAGCCTCTCCTACTCTCATAGTCCTATTTGGTTTTTGTAGTTAATCGCTTGTGCTGAATATGTAGGGTAATCTGCTTTATTGTCGCTTAAAAACTGCAATAAACTTACATAACCACTATTATTACTGCCACCTAAATAATCTACAAATAAAACACCGTTATTATACATCGTTGCAGGTTCGTTTATACACGTTCCTTGATACATATCTACAAATTGATTGTAAACAGTAGTTAAATGTTGTGTTGGGTTTACATTAATAGCATTTTTAGCTAAATCCACTACTTGACCTACTCCACTTGAAAACGTTTCTTGATATTGATTGTAATACGTAAAAAAAGCTAAAATACTTTCTTTATATAATCCCGATTCATATCGTAAACCGCGCCAAAATTTTGTGTCATCTTCGTAAGAACAACCATCTACTAAATTTTTCCATTTTTGTGGGGCTAACGGGTTAAGGTCAACCCCATCAATAAATGGGTCTAATTCATTAAATAAAACCGTACCTAAAGTATTTTGTAAAAACAAAGGAACATATCTATCAATCGCTATTTCTAACGAACTGTCAAATTCACCGTTAAACTCATTAGAGTTTGGCACGTTTATTATTCCTTGAAAATGTGTTTTATTTATTAGGTACATTTTTTATTTATGCTTTTGTTGTTACTCTTTTACAGCTTTTGCAATTCCTTGCTTAATAAGAGCTTCCGCTTTTACTAAATGAGGTGAAACAATCATTCCTACTTTGTAGTGTTTTGTTTCTTTTACAATTTGTACTGTCTTACGGTCTGAATACTTAATTTTAGTACCTTTTTCAGCGTTTTCTAATAACATTGCCTTTGCGTTAAAGGTTGCTACTTCGTTTTTTTTAACATCTGCCATTTTTATTTATATTTAAATTAATACTAATTAAGGAGCTACCTCGATGTCGGTTAAGATTCCAGCAATATCGTCATAAACAATTGCTCCAGCGTCACCTCTTTTAATGTAAGAACCCATAAACGCCTCTAATTTTTTAGAAACTAAGTTTTTAGAGAAGTCATCGTTTTCGTACCCCTCATCATACATTACATCTTCACAAATAACTAAGTTGTATTTTTTCAAATCACCTAATAAAATGTGGGTATCTGCAATTTTGTTTGAAAACTTAACTTGAACGGAGCCGATTTTTGTGCCATCAGGAGAAACAAAAGGAGGTACAATATAATCACCTTGTGAGTTTTTAATACCTTTCATAATAGCTTCGTAAACTGTGTTTAAAACAACAGTTAATTGCCCTTTAAAGTTAGCTAAACGAACTTGTGTTGCAACTGCGTTGATAACATCATAAATATTAGCATCTGTGTAATAGTTTGCTAATTGTGTAGGAACAACGAAAGCAGCGGCAACTCCAGATGCAGTAATACCTAAAAGGTTTGCTCCTGTTCCATCACCTTCTAACGCTCCATCGTCCATTTTTTGCTCCATTAACTCATTAGTATGCTCTAAAAAGTCTGTTACAGCACTTGGTGCATGATTCATTAATCTTTTTGTAAATTTCCAACGAACAGCAACCTCTTTTGCGTTAGTGCTGTCTGTTTTCCATTCAGCATCTGCTAAAGGCTTTAAAGCTCCCTCTGCGATAAAAGCAGCGTCCCCTTCTTCGTTATATCTTGAAGTGTGATAAATTACCTCAGTACCAGGTTGCATTTTAACTGTAATTAACGGCAAAATACAAAGGTCTGGTTTTGGAGTAGAACCAATTTCAGTATCAATATAATTACCGAACAAAGTAGAATAACCTCCAGCAACATTTGGAACAACGTTTGCAGTAGTCATCAATGCCGCAGCTTTTACAGTTGAACCAAAAGAGTGATGTTTGTTTTCTTTCTCAAAGTTTTCCGCGTTATCTTTGAATTTTTTTACTAATTCAGTTTCATTTTCGCTTCCGTTTACTTTCATCTTGTCAGTAATTTGGTTTTCAATTTCGCCAGTCAAATCTTCTTTAACTGCTTTTAAGGCTTCTTTTACGTTTTCGGCAACTTCGTTTTTGATAGTTTCCTTTGTTTGCGCTTCGTTATGCGCGTCTAATTGTGCTTTATAAGCATCTACCTGCTCAGGTGTCATAGCTTCTAATTCCGCACTTGTTTTCTTTACAAAACTCATTGTGTTAAATTTTTTAGATTATACTTAATTTTCTTTTTACTGGAATTGCTTCCTCTTTTTGAGTGTCTTGCAACGGCTCGTCGTTAATTTCCGAAGTGTTATCAACGGCTTCGTTTTTATTTTCTACTTGTTTTATTTGTCCTGTAACTTGGTTTGAACCGTATAAAACAAAACTTGATTCTCTTTCGTTTGAGGCTTCTGTTATAGCAAAAAAATAAGGTATATATTCAAATTCATCTTTATTTGCTATATAATCATAATATTTATCATAATTCTTTTTATGTTCTGAATCATTTGGGTCATTTGAATCTAAACAAAATACAAACTTAACATATCTCATTCTAACCGAACCTTGAATATCATCACCGCTATCTAACCACTCTTTTACAGTAGGTATTAAAATTTTATCTTTTGGAAACTTATAAATTAAAACTTCTGTGTCTCCAGAATAGTTTTTACCTAAAATAGAAAATGGTACTTTTGCTGTAAATATTTCAACATATTCTTTTCTGACAACTGTATTAAGAACTTCTAATTCGTGGTCTGTTACAACATAGTTTTTAAATTGTTTTTCTTGTACCGTTTTCTTCCAAATTCCATCTATATGAACGTCTTCGTGAGAATCTAAAATTCTAGTTGAGTTGAATGCTATATAATAATAATTATCATCTAGTTTCAGTGCTTTTTGTTGTTCAATATCAAATTTAGAAACATCAATAGGCCTCATGTTTATTGACTGACCTTTTTTATAAGATTCGTAAATCTTTGCTTTTTTTTGGTCTTCAATAACTGATAAATTATCTTTTAGCTTTTTGAATAAATCTTCTTTATTAGAAAACTCTTCATCTGGAAAGTGTATCGATTTAAAACTCATTTTTTTACCTCCTTATCTTTTGATAATATTTCTTTTCTCTTCTCTAAAGCCTCTTTTAACTCCTTACTAATATTTGGGTCGTTTAGCTTTTTATTTATCTCTGTTGTCGTCATATCTCTGTGTAAATTAGTTTTAATTGAGCTTGTACCGTTGCTTCGTCAAGTCCTAATTCCTGCGCTAATTTTAGATTAGCCAACTTAGTAGCT